TTATTGCTTAACTTTGGATCAAGATTTCGATGATCGTGTGCAAGCGTTCAAAGAAAAGTATGAGTACACACCACAAAGTGGTACTATTGAATCAGAACCAGATGACGAAGGTTTTACTATTGATTCAGTTGCATTTGATGCTTCTTCTCGGTCATCGGTATCTGAGCTTTCTGCTGTCTCTCAGGAGGATACGCTTATTGCGTCAGTGAAATCTATTTTAGGTAGCCCTGCGTATGAGCAATATGACATAATCTCAACTAATTTTGGGCAAGGAGACTTGCTTTATCAGTTTGAGAATGTTTATCTCGTTATTGAATGCAAGAGAGTTGTAGGAAGAAACGGAAGCTATAGGCGAAAGGTCAGACAACAAGCAATGAAGTATGCAAATGTTATTGCTATATTGAGGCCTGATGCCACTATTTATGCCATTACTTACACTGAATATGGATTTGAAATTGTAGATGTACATGGAGAATTAATTTTTCCCGCTGTATATGAGGAATTTTTGGATGCAATCCCCATTACATTCTCTTAATAAGGCATTGACCGTCATGTCATAAAACTGTCCGGAGGCGCTGCGGTAGTGTCGTCGTTACTAAATTGAAACCAAAACCGAACTCATTTCTGATTACAGGTGTTATGTATGGTCTAGCACATACCATGCAGGCAGACTGCTTTAATGAGACAAGAATGACGCGAACATGCGAGTAGATATTTATCTACAGTGGTTAATAGCCCCACAAACAAAGGTGTGAATAGGCAGGTGCAATGATGCATGTATCTGACCCGTATCAACAAATCGCATTAGTAATTTTACAAATTTTATTACAGAGCGAGCGGTCTCTATAAACCGTTCATTATATAAGCCCCAGTCTGGTGCACTGGGTACTATTCAAGAAGAAGGTGTTGCAAACCTTACGGCACAAATTACCAACTTTGAGGAGCAGGATGCTGGTTGGACCACATCTATTGGCGCAGGTTGGGATTCTACAATGAATTTGAGTAGCACTTCTGATGCTTCTCTTGGTTCATTTTTAGGAAGACCCACCCGTATCAAAGAATATCAATGGTCCGTTGGTCAACCTTTCTTTGAGCGCTTTAATCCATGGGAACTATTTCTCAATGATCCACGTGTAGCCGAAAAAATCGCTAATTTTGAACTTTACAGAAGCCAATTACACGTTAAGATTATTATTTCTGGGACTGGTTTTCATTACGGTAGGAGCTTGGTTTCCTATAATCCGTATAATGGATATGATGATCTAACGGTTGAACGCAATTTCTTAACGGTTGACTTAATCGGTGCATCACAAAAGCCACATTTTTTCCTGAACCCAACAAATAACTCAGGAGGTCAATTAGATTTACCGTTCTTTTGGCCAAAAAATTATATATCTCTTAGTGAAACTGATAGGAGTGACATGGGTGAAATGACTATTAAGTCAATGCAACCTTTGCAACACTCTAATGGAGGAGATGATCCCGTAACTATCACTGTATATGCTTGGGCGTCTAACGTTGTTCTAACTATGCCAACGTCACAGACTACCCTTACTGCGGCTAATTATACGCCGCAAGCAGGTATGATGAATTCGGGAGATGAATACGGAAAGGGCATTGTGTCCGGTCCCGCTTCAGCAGTAGCACACGCCGCTGGACAACTTAAAAATATTCCAGCAATCGCTCCTTATGCGCGTGCAACGGAGATGGTAGCTAAAGGCGTTGGGTCCTTAGCTACCCATTGGGGTTATTCTCGGCCCCCAATAGTCACAGACATTATACAGCAAAAGCCTACACCCACGGGTAATATGTCCAATACGGATGCTGCTGATGCTGTTATGAAATTGTCTTTAGACTCAAAACAAGAACTTACAATTGATTCAAGAACCGTTGGTTTAGACGGAGAAGATCAAATGGATATTTCTCGATTTTGTCAGAGAGAGTCCTATTTGACACAGTTCACGATGAATACCTCGCAGGTCCCAGATGCTTTGTTATGGAACACCCGCGTCACACCCTTATTGTTCGGGGTTAATAATAATGAAATTCATCCGACACCAATGGCTTATATGTCAACGGTGTTTGAAAAATGGCAAGGTTCTATTAAATATAGATTCCAGGTCGTTAAATCAAATTTTCACAAAGGAAAGATCTTGCTAAGATGGGATCCGAGAGCTAATGATACTAATATTCAATATAATACTGTTTACAGTAGGGTAATTGATCTCGCTGAATGTGATGATTTTGAAATATGTGTGGGATGGGGTCAAGCAGCCCCATTTTTGACTTGTGGTAATATGAACCCTTCAGAAACGTTTTATAGTAGTTCTAGTAGACTGCTTAATAACACAAATGGACAATACAACGGGGTACTAGAAGTTGCTGTCGTGAACAGTCTCGTATCCCCATCTACTGATTCACCAATTCAATTCAATGTTTTTGTTTCGGCATGTGACGATTTGAAATTTGGAGAGGTGTCTATTGATAAGATGAAACAATATGG